GCGGATATCCTCGAGGCTGGCTTCAGAGGAGAGGAATGATGCCGCCATCTGCGGTTGCCCCGCGAGGCGGCAAAGATCGACGACGGTTTTGGCGTAGGTCATGGCCTCGGTGCGGATGGCGGCGGGTTCAGGCACGGGATCGGTTTCGCCCTCGGGGGCAGAGTTCGGTTCAGGCTCCGATTTCATCGCGACGGGTTCATCCTTTGCCTTCACCGCCTCGACGATTTCCGGCGGTGTGTTTTTGAATTGGCTCACATCAAAGCTGGCGGCCATTTTGACCGGCTCGGACATTGTGTCAGCAAAGCCCATCTCCAGCGCCTCGGCCGCATCCAGCCAGGTTTCCTTGGCCATCATCTTCGCGATGTCCTTTTCCGCCTTGCCGGATTTGGCCGCATAGCCGCGCAGCAGGCTGGCACCGATCTAGTCGAGCGCCTCGGCCATGGATCGCATGTCGGCCGCCGTGCCCATCACCATGCCGGAAGGATCATGGATCATCAGAAAGGCGTTCTCCGGCATGATGATTTCATCACCGGCCATGGCGATGTAGGAGGCGGCGGACGCGGCAATGCCGTCGATGCTCACGGTGACATTGCCCGCGTGGCGCTGCAGGGCGTTGTAGATCGCCACCGCATCGAACACCGACCCGCCCGGGCTGTTGAGCCTGAGCGTCAGCGGGGCCTTGTCCGGCAGCTTGCCAAGATCGGCCAGAAAGGCCTTGGCCGAGACGCCATAAGCGCCGATTTCATCATAGATCAAGATTTCCGCACCCTCGTTCAGGGCGCAGATCGAATACCAGTTATTCATGGGGTTTCCTTATTATTGCGATATTTCTTCAGGGTCTGCCGGTTTCACGGGCGTAGCCCGCGCGCCCTGCGTCTCGCCGGGGCTGGTGCTATAATGGAGGCCGAGAGCTGCGGCGCGCTCCGCATCCGCCGCATTCTCGCGGTCGATTTCTTCGATGTCATAACCTGTCGCCTCGACCGCTTTCCTGCGCGATACCAGTCCGGCCTCGATCCCCAGCAATTGCGCCTGAATATCTTTCAGCGGATCGACCCAATCCCAGCGTGGCGGGATCCAGTGCACCGGTTTGGCCTTGGCCATGTCCGGCAGATCAAGCGCGCCAGACAGGGCGGCCGTTTCCAGCCACCGCTGCCAGATGGGACGGCAGAATTGATGCGCCATCACCCCGTGTTGCAATTGGCCGATCCGGCGACGGAACTCGACCAGTTCAGCCCGCAGGCTCGAGTAATTGGCCTGCCGCACGTCGCCGGTAACCAGATGATAGGGCAGACCAAGCGAGGCCGAGATCGACAGCAAGGTGCGATATTGGAACGCCTCATAGCCACCGCCAACATCGGCAGGGCTGGAAAACTTGATGTCTTCGCCGGGCAGCAGAACCTGCAAGGTGCCGGGTTCGAGACTGGCGATGCCAATCCCTTCGCCGGTATCTTCCACTTCCCCCATCAACGCCTCTTCCGGGGCGTTCTTGGTGATGAAGCCCGCAAACATCGCAGCGGTTTTCTTGCGGTCGAGCTCCGCGTCATCATATTGATCGAGCAAAAACAGCCGCACCATGGCAGGCGCCACATGCGGCAGGCCCCTGATTTGCCCCGCGTCGATGGGGCGATAGATGTGCAGCACGTCCTCGGCGGGCACCCGCGTTGTGTCCGGAATGACGGTGCCCATGAACGGGCCGCCTCTGTCCGTGCTGTCACCGGGGTGACGGCGGCGGAAGTGATAGGCCACGCGACGCCCAATCAGATCGAACTCGATGCCGCAGCGAATGGGATTGCCGCTTGGGGCGGTTTCGGTCTTCTCGAACGGCAGCATTTCCGATTGCAGGAGCTGCAATTGCATCGGCACCAGCAGCCCGTCCTCGGCGCGACGTGGCCGGATGCGCACGAAGCATTCGCCCGCCACGAACATTTCGCGGGCAATCATGGCCTGCAGCCCATAGAAATCGGTCAGCCCGTCGGCGTCGGCCTGATCGGTCCAGGCCAGCCACAGGCGTTGGATCGTGTCCCGAAGCTCCGGATCTTCGATCAGCGACGAGGGCTTGATCCCGTCGCCGACCAGATTGGCCGCATAGGCTTCGCAGGCATTGGCCGCATAGCCGTTGGTCACTACCAACTCGCGCGAGCGCGCTAACAGACGCGGCCCACCCGAGGCCACCAGCGAGTTGATGTTTTCCAGCGGCGGTTGCCAGCCGCGCAGGCGGCGGCGCGACATCGCCCCTTCGAGGCGGGCGCGCACGCCGCTTGGGCCACCGGTGGGTTGGCGGCGAAAAGCATCAAACAGGCCCATTACAATCCCTTGCTTGTGGACACGCGCACCTGTCGGATCACCCTGCGGCCCTCGAGCGTGGCAATCTCGTGGTCCAACACATCAATGGCGCGGTCGATTTCCGCAAGGCTGCGGTATTCCACCGTCTTGCCGTCATAGCTGACGCGGGCCACACCGCTGGCGCGCGAGGCCGCCAGCGCCTCGCGGCGGGTTTTAAGTTCTGCCAATGTGGCCATGATCACCTCATATAATTCGAGCGCACCGATCGGCGCTGGTTTGCGGGGCGGGTGGTGCGACCACTGCGGGTGTGCCGCGCTGTTTTCACCGTGCCTGTGCCGACCTCGGCACCGGGAGCCGCCACCTGCCGCGCCAGCTCATCCCATTGTTTGTCCGACCAGCGATCGGCCCCGAGGATCCACGCAGCCGCGCGGGCATAGACCCGGCAATCGAGCGCCTCGTTGCGTTCGCGCAGCTTTTGCCATTCCAGCCGGGCGAACCCGCGCTTGTTGCGCACCGTCACCAGTTGCTCGGCGACCAGTTGTTTCAGCCATTCGCTGTCGATCCAGCCCGGCAGGTGCAGGGCTCCGGGCGGATAATCCGTTCCACCCGCCAGTTCCTCGGGCGTTGGCCGTTCAAGGCGCAAAAACCGGTAGGTCTCGGACTTGAAGGTCGACACCGCCACCGTCCAGAGCCGCGCGCCGCGGCGCAGGCGTTTGCCGGCAATGGTGGCGTCAACGAACGTGGGCCCCGAGACCGGACTGGCGCGATTGAACCCTTCCACGCCCTTGACCGGGGCCACCTGCCCAAAGCCGACTTTTCGCGCCCAGCCGTAAACCGCCGGGGTTTCATAACCGGTGTCGACGGCCAGCCGGGCGATCGTCATTTCGCTGCCATTGCCGTGGTGCCATGTCCGGCCGAGCAATTCCGTCAGGCCATTCCAGCAGGCCTCCGAACCCGGACCGCCGTCAATCACAATGTGATCGATCAGCCAGCTTTCCAAGCCCCGGCCCCAAGCCCAGACATCGACTTCAATTCGGTCCTTCTGAACATCCGCCCCAGCGGTCAGAAACAGGGCGTTTGCCGGAACCTCTCCTGCGGCCCAGTCTTCCTTGCGGTCGAGCAGCCGTTGCCAATCCGGGGCTTCGCCGGATTCCACCCAGGTTTCGCCAAGGATCGTATTCTTGAAGGCGCGAATGGAATCGTCTGATCCCTGCGCGGCCTCCCAGCTGCGCGCAATCCGCTCCCAGCTGAGCCAGCCGACCGGCGAATAGAGCGCCGAGAGGTGGTATCCGACAGTGGCCGGATCAGATCCTTCCGCCGTTGCTCGCCATTCACCTGCTTCCAGCATCGCAGTCTTGTGGTGCTCGGCAATCGGCTGTTCGCAAGCTTCGCAATGATAGGCCGCTGTTTCAGGCTGGCCCTTGTCCCAGCGCAGCCGCTCAAACTTCAGCCATTGGCGCTCCCCACAATGTGGACACGGCACAAAATACCGGCGCTGGTCGGAGGCTTCATATTCCCGTTCGATCCGGCTTACCCCTTTCACGGTTGGCGTTGACACCAAAAACACCTTGCGACGATGGGCGAAGGTCAAGGATCGCGCTTCGGCCAGCGAAACCGGATCACCTTCCTCATCAGCCGAAGCGGGATAGGCATCGACCTCGTCGAGAAAGATGTAGCGTGCCGGGGTCGAGCGCAGGCCCACGGCCGAGTTCGCCCCGGTCATAATCAGAATGCCGCCTGCGAATTCTTTCGAGAGCATAGTGTTGCCCGCATCGCGTGAGCGTGATGGACGGACCTTGTTTCGCAACACCGTGCTTTCCTCGATCAGCGGATCGATGCGTTGGCGCGAGTTTCTCTTTGCCAGTTCCACGGTCGGCTGCACCGCCAGCATTGGCCCCGGCGCATGGGCGATCACGAAGCCGATCATATTGTTGCCCGCTTCTGTCGCGCCCACCTGCGCGGCTTTCATGAACACCACCCGTTGGGCCGAATGACTGGGCGAGAGCGCATCCATGATCTCGCGCATGTAGGGTGTGCGGCTGGTACGATACCGGCCGGGTTCCGCCGAAGCGCGGGAGGCCAGCATCCGGTATCGATCGGCCCACTCGGACACCGTCAGATCGGCGTCGGGTTGGAGGCCTTCCGCCCAGGCCCGCAGGAGATCGTCTCTTCCATCAAAATCCGCGATGCCAGTTGCGGGTTCAGCTGAGATCGAACCGGACATGTGCACCAAGCTCTTCCAGCTGGGCGCGCACATGAGTCTCCAGGATTTTCTGCATCAAAGCGGTCTCCAGTGTTACATCCTGCCCGTTTTCCGAAAGTGCCGAGGACAGTTCTGCCGCCATCAACGCCGCCGCCCGTGCAGGCCAGTTGACCCAGGCATCGCGTTCCTCGCGGGCCAGCCGGAATACCAGCGCCTTGGCACGGGCCTTGTCGACCAGCTCGCCCTTCATCTTTTGCAGTTTCAGCCGCCGTTCCTGCGCTTTCAGAACTTCGTTGGCGGTCTTGGCCTGCAGGAAGGTGGTGTTGCCACCGGTGGCCGGAGCCTGCAGACCCTGTTCGCGCAGGGTTTCGCCCACGGCCGAGAGGGCAGCATCGGGCACCGGTTTGAGTTTTTCCTTTGCGGTGCCGCGCTGCTTTGACGGATCGGTCATTGCCGCGCGCTTCCGGTCCGAGGCTGCCGCATCAATCGAGCCATCACCGAACAGCACCAATCGCCCGGCCGCTTTCGCCTTCTGGATCGCCCCGCGGGACAGGCTCACACGGGCAGCGTATTTCCGTTCGCTCAGACCTTGCATATACAATCAAACCTTTCCTTATAAAGCACTGTTATTGCTTCGATTATCGTTGATTAGACACGCGGAAAGAGCGATTCTGATTACACCAAAAAGGAGCCAGACCATGACAACCAAAACCACCCAAACCGCCCCCGCCGACCTGCTGGCCGGCATTGCCGAAAAGCACCTCTTTATCGAGACACTGGAAGAGCGCAAACGCGACAGCCTCGACTTTCACGAGGTTTCGGTCTGGGGCGTTCAGGCTGCCTTGGAGGCCGCCTACGCCGCAGGGCTGGCCGCCGCACGGGAGGCAAAATAATGACCCGCAGCAACGACAAGGCCCTTGCCGCCTTCCTGACCCGCAAGGCCGAGATCGACACCATGCTTGCCCGCCTGCAGGCCCTGAGTGACGAGCATTTCGAAGCCAACCCCGACGAGATCCACTGGGGACATGTTGGTGATCTGGCCGACATTTCAAAGAACCTGCGCGAGATTTGCGACCGCGCCTTTCAGGAAGGAGAATATTCAGCATGACCAAGCTCACCGAAACACAAACGCTTATTTTATCCCGCGCGTCCCAACAGGCTGACCGCATTGCCCTGCCGCTGCCGGACCGCCTGCGTGGCGGGGCAGCCAACAAAGTGATCGTGCCCTTGATCCAGAAGGGTTTTCTGGACGAGGTCGAAGCCGACATCCGAAAAGGCGAACCCACATGGCGCAAGACCGGCGATGGTCACGGCATCACGCTGGTCATCACCGGCGCGGGGCTTGAGGTCATCGGGGTGGAAACGGAAACGCGGCAGCCCAAGCCGGAACAGGCCAAGCCGAAACCCCGCGCTGGCACCAAGCAGGCGCTGTTGATCGAGATGCTCGAAGCCCCTGACGGTGCATCGATCGCCGAGATTGCCAAGGCCACGGAATGGTTGCCGCATACAATCCGTGGAGCTATTTCTGGCGCGTTGAAAAAACGGCTGGGGCTAACCATCACCTCCGAGAAAGTCGAAGGGCGTGGGCGAATCTACAAAATCGGGTCCTGACCCATGCTTTTCATTACCGCCACTGCTCCATTGGGGCGACGGTTTTTTCACCAATGCGGCCTTTGATTGCCTTGACGAACGGGGAGCACAAACAGCGGCACTATGGCGATTCGAGTTAAGCTTGAAACATGCCCTGCCAACGAACGCCATTCCTGGTGATTGTCAGGGCCTAGGGGAAGAGGTCGTTGACGTCAGATCAAGTTTGAGATTAGTCGATACATAGCTGAAAAGCACTGCGTAGGATATTTTTATCGGGATCAGTCGGTTGTATCAGAAAATACATACTGGTTCCAAGAACGCCCGGTAGCTGGACGTTACCTTTTACTTCACCCATTAGAATTTCTATACCACGTGCGTCAATTCTAATTTCAGCGAGGGTTTGGCCGCCGATTCGCAAGTCCACATTCGATGCTGGGTAGTCTACTCTCACCGTTCCAGGTGGACGCCAGAGAGAGAAACCATCGAGCATTTCGTTTGCTGAATTCAGCCACCCTTCAGTCAGGGGCCTCATGGTCTCGGGCTTTGATAGTAGGAGGTAAGGTATACCGTTACGACAGTAGGCTGTGATCTGACTCACGATATTCCTGCCTTGAACATTCTCTGGCAGAATTGAATATGCAATGATTCCACTTCCATAGGGCTCAAGCGTAAAATTACTGAATGCTTCGGGCGGGATGATATTGAAGTCCTGAAGTTCTTTTGTCGAAGGAATAAAAATTTCGTCGGGAAGCGTCATACTCATTCTAGAAAACAGTGTCGGTGAAGCTCCCATGGTCACGATGTATTCGTGGACGAGGCCCGATATGACCTGCGTAGAGGCCTCGGTCATTTGTACGCTTTCAACCTTTCCAGATGCACTGCCCACACTGCTGAACTGATGAAACCCAAGAATGGATCGACTATCCAGCTCTCGGTCATCGCCTCCGAGGAATGCCAACGCACAGGCCGACATGCAGATGCCGGGCTCTTCTCGTGGATACCAGTAATCCTCTCCTAGTGCGCGTGGCGCATAAGACATTACTCGCGCAATCAACCCCTGCGCTCGAATCATCTTGCCAAGCTCCATGCCACCCAAGAGGTTGCCGCCGGGCGAGTTTAAATCAATATAGTATGTGAAACCGTCAAACGGTTTGGTATCAAGAAAATCCTGAAACACACTGGGAGTGTCTGCGGTAATTTCGCCATCTGCTACAACAAAGTTGCTGTGGTTAGCGTAAATAATATCGAATGTCATGTCTTTCGCCGATATTTGGCTGGCAAAGGCAAAGGCAATGGCAAAAATGAAAATCGGAAATAGAATCAAACTTCTAATCATTCTTATACCCCCAATTTAGGATGAAAGTGTATTCGGCGATGGGATTTTATGCAATCTATTTTTCACGAGCAACTACCCATTTGCTGAACTCAGCGCGGGGTTTCCGCCAGCTCGGCGAACGTCTGATCTGTGCCGTCCAGCGTTGCGGCTTGGCCGGTGAATTGCTGCCAGCGTTCCACTGCCACATCGACATAGGCGGGGTTCAACTCGATCCCGTGGCAAACGCGGCCCGTGGTCTCGGCCGCAATCAGCGTGGTGCCGGACCCCATGAACGGTTCATAAATTGCCTGACCGGGGCTGGAATTGTTCAGGATCGGGCGGCGCATGCATTCGACAGGCTTTTGCGTGCCGTGCACCGTGTCCGCGTCCTGATCCTTGTTGGCGATCTGCCACAGCGTGGTTTGCTTGCGATCCCCGGCCCAATGGCCCTTGCCGGTCTTTTTGACAGCGTAGAGACACGGTTCATGTTGCCAATGATAATCGCCACGGCTCAGCACCAAGCGGTCCTTGGCCCAGATGATTTGCGAACGGATCTTGAACCCCGAAACCTCAAGGCTTTCAGCCACCTCTCCCGCATGCAGCGCCCCATGCCAGACATAGGCAACATCACCCGGAAACAACGCCCAAGCCTCCCGCCAGTCGGCACGGTCATCATTCAGCACCTTGCCGGTGCGTTTGGTAGCCGAGGCTCCGGATTTGTTGCGCCAGCCCGGATCGTATTCCACCCCGTAAGGCGGATCGGTGACCATCAACAGCGGTCTCACATTGCCCAACACCCGCTCGACATCGGTGGCGATTGTCGCATCCCCGCAAAGCAGGCGGTGGTTGCCAAGCAGCCAAAGGTCGCCCGGTCGGCTGACCGGCTCTTCTGGTGGCTCGGGAATATCATCCTCGCCGTCCGTGTCGATTTCACCATCGAGGCCGGACAGCAACGCATCCAATTCGCCGTCATCAAACCCGATCAGCGACAGGTCGAAATCCTCCGACGCCAGCAATTGCAGTTCCTCGGACAGGACGATTTCATCCCACTCGCCCAATTCGGTCAGCTTGTTGTCCGCGATCCGGTAGGCACGGCGTTGTTCATCCGACAGATGCCCGAGCACGATCACTGGCGCTTCCTTCAGCCCCAGCCGCTCGGCGGCCAGCACCCGGCCATGGCCCGCGATCAGCTCGCCATCATCGGCGACAAGGCAGGGCACGGTCCAGCCGAACTCGGCCATGCTGGCGGCGATCTTGGCAACCTGGTCCGCGCCGTGCATTTTAGCGTTGCGGGCGTAAGATTTCAGGCGGTCGAGCGGCCATTGCTCGATCGCGTCAGGGGCGAAGCTGAGGGTCATATTCGGTTTTCTGTGATCTCTGATCGGTGCCGGTGGATTCCGGCGGGTGGACTCCGCTACCGGATTCCAACTGGATTTTCTGGACCCCGAGGGGTCCACATGGAAGCCACCTCTAATGGGCGGCTAACGCTTTGTTTTATTGGTCATTAACGTGGGGGATCGCGCAACTGGACTCCGGGTGGCTTCCCAAAAAATTCGCCCTGTCGCTAGCAAACTTGCGCGCCTAGCCCCCCCGTATACGTTTTGCACAGGAAGGGACCCGTACAAATCGTTGGGGTGCTCATAGCGGGCTCTGTTTGGCTGCGATCATCGCTGCGCGTTCCTCTCCCGAGTATATCCATAATATAGCCCTGTAAGGCGGCTTTTGTCCCATCGAAAAGTGTCCGCCGGACACAATTCTATCCAGCCATCAGAATTGCGACGCACCCGCCAGTTCTATTATGCGCCGTTTCGATAGCCTGCGATTGAACCGACGTTTATTCAGCGTGAGCGCGATCACACAAAGCCCGTAAACCCAATGCTGATTGGCGGCCGAACGCTGCAAACCGACCGTCCAGCAAATGGTTTTCCAACGCTGGCCGTGGGCTTTCATCCAGACAATCTTGCCATCGGTCGGCTCGAGGCACGCGGTCCAGGTCAGGGTTTCCTCCATTCGGCTGATGGCCTGCGGTGATGGCAACACCCGCATGGGCCTGGATTCCTGCCCAACCTGATCAGCAAAGCTGTGGAAGTATTCCGGCCAGGCGTTGAAATACCCCTGTTGGCGCGGTTCGGGTAGACGTTTGAGGACGAAGGCCGCCTCGGCAAGGCGGGCCTCGACCAGGCTCGGGGTCCAGTCATTCATCGCGTAGCCTCCCCGTCTTGTGGGCGTTTGCCGTAGAGTTTTTCACCCAGCTGGCGCACCAGCTCCCGTTCCGGCCATGTCAGCCGGTCATCATCGAGTGCCACCGCCAGCAACCCCTGTTCCTTCCAGCCCTCGCGCTTGACCTGATCGGGGGAACGGCGGGTGCCGCCGTAACCACGCGGAGCAAACCTCATGCCGTTCATGCCATGCCCCCCTTCGTTTCCAGAGCCCAGTGTAGGATGGCAATGGCGTCGGCCTCGTTGTCGTCTGCAGGGCGGTAGCCCCGTGCCTGTACGGCTTCGATCATCATGGCCTTGCTGGCATTGCCCTTGCCGGTGGCGTGTTTCTTGATCGTGCCAACCGGCACACCCTGATAGGGTACACCCCGCATTTCAGCCCATGCGGTCAGCGTGGCCATCAACCCGCCGTAGACATGGGCGGCATCGGTGCCAGCGTGGCGGCGAACCTCCTCGAACCAGATAGTTCCGATTGGCCCCGCGAGTTGGTCCAACTCGGTCAGCCAATTGACAAACCTCAGGTAACGCATGCCCCCGCCATCGAAACGCCTCGGGCGAAACGATACGGTCCCGCTGGTGATCAGCCCTCGCAGGGCACGCTGCCCGTCATACCCGCGCATGGCCCAACCCGTAGTGGTGCCAAGATCGAGGGCAAGGGTGGCTCCGATGGTCGGGGGTGGAGTGGTTGGCGCAGATCCGGGTTTGCAGATGCTGGGGTGAAAGTTGTTCATGGGTGGTCTCCTGTGATTTTCGCTGCTCTGGTTGATTGGTGATGCCCGATCGGCCCCGGGGTAGGTGGTGTCCCTCCCGCCTGTAGCGGGGAGGACACCTACCCCTTAGGGTAGGGAAATCCGTGTTTTGTGTTTTGACGTAACCACTTGAAACTAAAGGTCGAATTTCAAAACACAGATTGGTTTTTGCCATGGTGCGATTTGTGTTTTGTGTTTTGACGCAAGCCCTTGATTTCAAAGGTGGAATTTCAAACCACAAAACACGAATGTTCAAAACACAACCTGTGTTTTGGCCAAAACACGGACAATCCGTGTTTTGAAAACGGGGGAATCCGGGGGTGATTTTCATGGGGTGTCCTCCCCATGCTCGACCCATGTTTCAGGGTCTTCGACAGGGGTCAGGGAGCCGGTTTCCTCGCACATGAAATCGCTTGGCAGCACCCTGATGAACGCCGGTGACACTTCGCCTGTCTCGGGATCGACCACATCCTGACCAATATTCAACAGCATATCCCTGACGCAGAGATAGCCGAATTTGGACTGGTTTTTCTTGAGCCCGATTTCGGTGGCTTTCGTGCCGCGCAGGAACTTCACCTGTCCCTTGGTCGCCAAAACCCGCAACCGTTCCCGAATGCTGGTTTGCCCGCCGAGGCTACCCTTATTCTCGAACTTCGCGGCGAACTGCGTCGGCGTGAACATCTTGCCGCGCGCCGCCTGCTCGGCAATCATCTGGACGATCACGTCCCCCTTGCGCTCCCGCTCGGCGTCGTGTTTCGCGCCCACGTCCTTGCGCACGAGGCGCTCGTTCATCGGGTTCAGTTCGACCCACTGGCCCTTGACCTTGTCGATCAGCTTGGACGGCAGCGCGGGTCCGTTGCGCAGCTCGATTTCCAGTTTTCGCTCACTGGCTTCCTCGTCGGGGCGGTGCATGATGATGCCGGAAGTATAAAATCCGCGCAGGGAACTAGCCCCGGACAGGGCCAGAAACGGATCTTCTTTCACCTGATGCTTGCCCAGCTTCTTGGTGTGATGGACGAGAATTACGCCGCATTCCGGATTCACGGCCTCGCGCAAAACCTCAATGCGGTCGCGCAGGAAATACATCATCGCGCCGTTGTCGTTTTCACCGCCGCCGTCCGGACCACCGTCAAAAACGTTGCGGATTGGGTCGATGCAGAGAATGTCGACGGGATCGTTCGGGAACGCCTCCCTGACGGCAGCCGCGGCCATGGCACTGCCTTGCTCATCCAGCAGCAGTTTCAGCTTGGGCGTGGCCACGAAGGTTTCACGTGCGGCGGCAATCACATCGGGCGGCAGAGCGATCTGTTTCAGTCGCTCGCGTAGGTAATGATACTGGATCTCGGCTTGCAGATAAAACACCCGCAATGGGCGTGGTGGGGTAAAGCCCAAAAATGGCACACCGGCGGACATGTGCACCAGCCAGGAGATCAGGAAGTCGCTTTTGCCGACTTTGGGAGCCCCGCCAAGCACCAGCAGACCACCTGGCGTCAGCACGCGGGGCGCAATAATGTCCTCGGGCATCGGAGTGGTGTCATCCAGCAATTCACCAAGGGTGAACGCGGACATTTCCAGCGGGGTATTGGCGCTGTCGGCGCGCAGCAGCGGCGGGCCGTTCTTTTCCACATGCTTGGCCCATAACCGATCGGCTTCGGACTTCAGCCGGTCTTCAGACCAACAGGGTCGCAGCATTGCGGCGTTGTAGCCGCGGATGGCCTCCCAGCCTTCATACGGAGACAAGCGCCCCTCATGCACCATGCGGATGAAATGCCCGATGGCAGCAGAAGCTCCCTCGAACCGGGTCCAACCATCGGTGCCACCTTCGTGCACAGGGTTGGTCAGAACCGATCCGAGAGCCGGTTTGTCAGGCGTTTCCGGTGTGGGATCCATGCCGACGCCGGGAATGGCCGGCATGTCGGCAATCAGTTCGGCGAAATCGTCGAGATCGACCTCGATGTTGTTCTGCTCGCGAATTTGCACGAGACGTTGGAACCCGCCCTTGTGATAGACGCTGCCAGCCACGCGGATTGGCTGGTGGGCAGAGCGGAAATGGGTGTCGCCCCCGACCTTGATGGCGATTTCGCCACGCAAGGCGCACAACCGGGCCAGATCTTCGCCTGCGGCCGGTTCGGTCAGCTTCCACCAGACATGCAGCTTGTTGGCACCACCTTTGGTGCGCCCGCCGCTCTCTATAATCAGCGTGGGCTGGCCGAGATGCTGGACCAGATGGTCGAGCTTGGCCGGGATGTCGCCCGTATCGAGGTCGACGATGATTGCCTGCATTTGCAGGACATCGGCCGAACTGGCCTGACCCGGTTCGGCAACGGTGCCCGGGATCACATAAACCGCCGCGCCCTCGCGCGAGGCCCATGTGGCGAAGATCGCGAGTTTTTCCGGCGCGGTATCGTCCGCATCGATCCAGATATTATGCGGCCGTTGCGAACGGTGCGTACTGCCATCCTTGCCCTGACCCTTGTCGACAAAACCGCGCACGGGGATCAGGCCCTCGCAATAGCCGAACACCACATCAAGGAAGGTTGCGATCTGTGCCGCGTCCGGCTCCACCCCGACCAGATCATCAAGCGGGGCAGCGTGCCCTGCGGGGGCAGCATCGTTGAAATCTGTCCACGGATTGAACTGAATGATGTTGTCGTCGCTCATGCAGGCAGCCCCCAGCAGCGGTCCGCGTAAGAGCAGAAGCGGCATTCGAAGAAATCGCGGGATTGGGCGATGCGGGGCAGCAGATCGCCCGCATCGGTGGCCTGCAAGATACGCACGGCGCGGTCCGACATGCGCTGCGCCAGTGCGGCATCGAACGGGACAAATTCGTGATAAAGCTCGGCCGTGTCTTTGTTAATGGCGGTGAACAGCGCCGGGGTTTGGGAAATCCCCGGCACGACCGGCTCCATATAGGCTTGGTAGATCGCGATCTGTGCAGCGTAGACCGGTTTGGAAATCGCCACGCCATCCTTGACGCAGGCGCGCCAGTTCTTGGCGTTCATGGTCTTGCACTCCCAAAGTGCGGGCGTGCGCAATCCGAGCGCGGCGGGGGCACCCATGATGATCCCGTCCACATGCCCACGAATACGCCCTCCGGCAACCGCGAACCCGAACTGACCCCCGTCGGTTTTTTGGGTCACCAGATCAATTCCGGCGGCGCGCAACCAGCGAATGGCCAGATCCTCAAGCATATGGCCAATGGCGAAGATCCGCAGAACCTGGCCGCTGAAATCGCTACCCTCATCCTTTGACGCTTGCGCGAACTCGAATTGTAGCGCCCGTTCGCAGGCTACGCCGAGGCGGGACGCCCCGAGGTAGGTTCGGGGAATTTCTGCATCCCGCTCGGCAATCAGCGCCGCATCAACCAGATCGTTGATGTGCTCAGCCATGGACGGCCTGTGGTTGAAATCCAATATCAAAACGGAATCTCCTGCGATTGAGATTTTGCAATATCGGCCATGGCCTCGCGGAAACCCTCGACGGCTTCCTCGATCAGGGCGCGGACCTGTGGTTCGGTGAGATTGGCTAGCGGGGTTTGCCAGCCGATTTCCTCCATCAGCAGGGCGATACGCTGCATGGTGGCGGTGACGGCGGCACGTTCTTCTTCGGTAAGATCAACCATGGCCACAGAGCACCCTGAAGATGCCTGGGCCCGAGCCGCCCAAAAACCCTGACAGGCCATCGAACAGAACCAGCAGGACGGGCGCGGTCGACTCGAGCGCACCGGATCGCGCCAGCCAAAACCACGGGTGGGTTGCCGGCAGACTGCACAGAGCGAGCCACGCGGATGCCAGAGGCGTTGCCGGTCGGTTGTTGTTGGGAAGTTGGTCATGTCTCATGCCACCCTCCCGATTTCATTGGCCGAATTATCGGCACCAAACACCAACGCGCGGATGGCGTTGCGATTGAAGCGGAAAGACAGCAGCGCCGAGGCCTGATACCGAGTCAGCCCGAAATCCTGCCGGTATTCCGAAGGCAGATATTGCAGCTGCTTTTGCGTTGGCGGCTGGTTCAGCCAGCGCCGGGTCTTGTGGGCGCTCTCGTCGGACTCGTAGGTGTTCAGCCAGTCATCGGCGGCGGCAAGGCAAACTGTGCGCTCACCCACGGCCAGCAATCGGGGCTGTTCCTTCTGCCGCCCGCCGATGCCGTGCCAGCGACCATTCAGGAAAAACACCCCGCCCCAGGCGGCAAACCCGTTGGCAATCAGGGCGGCATCATCGCCGAACAGATCGCACCAGCGGAAACTGGAGCGCTTCAGCAGGTCGATTTCGGACATAACGAATTCGGAAAGCTCCGTGGGCCCGTGGGCCTCGTCGCGTTCCCAGAGATGGCCACAAAGCGGGCATTCCATCACCGCCAGCGGCACGGTCGCCTCGCAATCGGGGCATTCCTTGGTTGGGGCTTCGCCGCTGCCTTCGCAGCCATCGAGATCGACATCCTGTTCGAGCGATCCGTGCAGCAGGGTCGAAGTGCCGAAATCCAGCACGATGCAATCGGTTTTCAAAACACCCGGATGCTCACCGGGGTCAACCGTGCGCAGGCCCCGACCAACCATCTGCATCATGGTGGATTTGTAGGACGACGGCCGCAGCAACACGACGCAGGAGGTGGGCGGATGGTCCCAACCCTCAACGAGCACCGCCACGTTTGTCACCACCCGCAGCTTGCCAGAACCATAATCCGCCAGCACCGCCTTGCGTTCGGCCTCGCCCATGTCGCCGTAAATCAGGCCTGTCGGAACGCCGACAGCGTTGAACGCGTCAGCGACATTGCGGGCGTGATCAACGGTGGAGCAGAACACGACAGTCTGCCGGTCCCCTGCCTTTTCGCGCCAATGTTCGATCACGGCGTCGGTGACGGGCGCGCGATTCATGATCGCGTCGACCTCGCCCATGTCGAAATCTGCCACCGTCTTGCGCACGCGGCCCAGATCGTTCTGCACACCGACATCGACAACGAAGGTGCGCGGCGGCACCAGATGACCTGTGGCAATCAACTCGCCGGTACGGATCTGGTCCGAGACATTGGAAAAGACCGGCCGCAGCCCCTTCTTGTCACCCCGGTTCGGCGTGGCCGTGACCCCGAAAACCTTACAGTCGGGATTGCGATCCAGCGCCTTGTCGATGATACGCCGGTAGCTGTCAGCTGCCGCGTGATGGGCTTCGTCGATCACCAGCAGGTCAAGCGCGGGCAGCGCGTCGAGATTCGCGGCGCGGGTCAGCGTCGGCACCATGGCAAAGGTCACTTGCCCCTGCCATGATTTTTCTTTGGCATCGACGATCGAGGTGGAAAGCCCGGGGTTGACGCGGGCGAACTTGCCACGGTTCTGGTCCGTCAACTCGTCGCGATGCGCAAGCACACAGGCCTTGGCGTCACCGTCGCCGACCATGTCTCCGGCCACCGCCGACAGCATAATCGTCTTGCCGGCACCTGTTGGCGCCACACCAATCGTATTGCCGTGTTCATCGAGCGCGCGGATGCTGCGCTCGACAAAGAGTTTCTGGCGGGGGCGGAGTAACATACGCAGGTCCTCCTATTGTGCCCAGGACGGCCGGCCAGTGACCGACGGTGCTGCTGGATTTTGTGGAGATTGACCTTGCTGCGGGTTCTGTGGCGGTGAAGATTGCGTCGGAGCCACTGCACCCTGCGAGGGCTGCGAACCCATAATTTGGACGTAATCCTTGTGGTCAGGTGTCACCGCAGAACGGATCTCGTTCTTGTCATCCCCGTTTGCATCGGTGCCCACGTCGATACGGGCAACGAACTCGATTCCGTCGAGATCGGCAAAGCCACCGATCCGCCGCGCCGTCTGCGCTTCGGGCGACATATCCTTGTCGGAAATTCCCCGTGCCGAATTGAGCATGCCGCGCACAAAACTGCGCCCCATGTTGGTCCAGTCCGGACCTTTGGGGCTGTAAAGCCCGATCAGCGTAAATATCTTGCGCCGCGCGTATTCGCCCTCGGTCACGGTAAATTCGCCGTTCAGATAAACCGCACCGGTGGAACCGCGCGTAGCGTAGCCACCGGTCCAGCCCTGGCTCGGGTCATCAAACCCGCCGGGGCGGATGGTCAGGCGAACCTTGACCAACGTGCCCTTGGGGATCAGATTGATATTGGTCTTTGCGTCGTTAAAATCATTCCAGGAACCCATGGCGGGACCCTCCTTTTCGTTCAGTTAGGGGAAGTATTCTGATCGGCCACAACGGCCGGTTCGGGGGATTGGGTGTAGGTCAGCCGCTCCATTGCAGGTGCACCGGGCATCCTGATCTTTTCCATCAGGCGGCCGAGATGCGGCTCCTCGACTTGCGCGAGGCGACCCGAGCGATCTTTGGCCGGAAAGCCCCACGGGTTGATCGTCTGGCAAACGAAGGCGCGATATGGCACGCCGTCATCGCCCGGCAGTTCGGCCATCGTGATGATCTCGTCCACGATGCCCGGCAGCTCGAGACCGGTTTTGGACCCGTCGATCTGGAGCGAAAATACCTTGCGATTGAAATCGTCCAGCTTCTCGTCGAGAATGCCGACGAACCAGATGTTTTTTGCCCGCGTATGCTGAAGATGCGTCAGCCAGCCGATCATTTCGCGGCCATGCAGCCCGTAGGCCCCCCGCACATCTGGCTTGCCTGTCTTTTCCGACATGGCCTCGGGCTGGCCCTTGCACCACCCGAAACACAGCCGACCGGCCACGGTGATCGAGTCGATGAAGATGGTCTCGTAACGCTCCAGCGCCGCCGGATCGCCGAACTGCTCACAAACGGCCGCATAATGCGCCGGGCCATAGGGCTGGTCATCGCGCAAGGCTGGATTGGGCCCACCGATGAACACTGCAAAATCCCGGCACTCGGCCCAGGTGCGCGGCCGGATCGTGTCGCCCTGCCAGCCCTCGATGGCGAGATCGCCCGCCTCGAGATCCATGAACAGGGTTGTGGCGGGATTGAGCGTCCAGAGCAGGCTAGTTTTGCCGATTCCGGATTTCCCGAAGATACACCCTTTAATGCCACGCTGTTCGGCCAAGCGCTCGTCGGCACTGATGATTGGGAGACTCATTGCGCATCCCCCTCATCCAGGAGGGTGATTTTCAGCTTGCCGGGATGGACCGTGCGGGCATCGCAAAACGCCTCTTGCATCGAGGTGGGCCAGGCTGCAAATTTGCGCTCGGGCACCTTGTAGCTGATGTCGATGATCTCGGTGGGATCATCCCCTGCGGCGCGGATGCGCTCAACCATCCGGGCTAGTTGCGCCTGATCCCAGGCAACGCGTTTCTGAAGGTCGGTTTTGACCGTGACTTCACCGTCGACAAACCGAACCGTTCCGGTGTCCTTTTGCGCGGCTCGGCGCAAATCATCGGCCTGATCCGTGTATTTGAGGGCAAGCGCGCCATCGAGCCAGTCGCTGGCCATCTTGGCCGAGCGCAATGCCTTTGTCGTTTCCTGCTGCAACCGTGCCAGCTCTGCTGCCGGCAAACTCGCGATTTCTCCCAAGGGCATGTGCTTGAACGTCTCGGGTGTGATGTGATTGGGAATGTTCATGTCCATTCCCCTCGCGCCATTGCGCCCGAAGAATTTCTGTGCACATTAGGTGTCGCCTGGCGGATCTGCTCGGCCTCGAAGGCCTCCACATCCTCGAGTCGGTAAACGACCCGCCCGCCAAGCTTGATGAATTGCGGGCCTTCACCGGCCCAACGCCACCGCTCCAGTGTGCGCGGTGAAATGTTCCATCGAGCCGCAAGCTCGATCTGGTTGAAATGTCTGACAGGCATGGGCCTCTCCACGAAGTTAATGGTTGCGTTTCTCCCGGACACGTTTTGGCGTCTGGAGTTACCCATTAATTTCAGAGATTTGGCCGCCTCATTATATAATCAGGCTCAATTTTCTTTGTGGCATGCCGCACGAAAAAGGCCCTGAAAAATCAGGGCCCGAGCGGTTCAATTGTGACATGACGCCAGTTTGTTTGTGACATCGCCCATCAAGGCTCAGTGGGTGGCGGCCCCTTTTTCTTGATATCCGCAAGGGCAACTTCGCGCAGATTCGGGTTGAGCCGGTAACCCTCGCTATGAAGGTTTTCGATGAAGCTGTCCTCATTCAGAGGAATGCCGAGGTCCGCAGCCAGGGAAGCAAGCTTCTTGCCTATGCGGCTTCGTTGTTGGCGGATAGATTGTTCGGTCTTCCCCAGAACCTTGGCCAAATCTGGCGCGGATATGCACTCTGCCGTCCCTGCTTCGCGCTTGACTGCTCGGAAGTCGGCCAACAACTTTTCAACCATATTGTAATCAACTCCATCAAGCGTCAGGCCGTTGCGAAAAAGGACGTGCTTCTTCTGATCATCTATAGCAAATTCAAGAATTGGCGCCCCAAGCCGGTCAATGAACTCTTTCGCCTGCGCATCATAGTCCGACGGCGGCTGAACGGCGACATTTTCAACGTTTCTCGACAAGGCGAGCAGTGACCCAGGGAGAATTTCACCTTTGACCAATGCCTCGGCATTGTCGCGGAGCGCCGTCACCATAACGGAATCAACCGACGCCGCTTGTCGCTGGAACATATCAAACAACCGCGCTCCGGCCTCTTGCGCAGTCAGGCCGGGAAACTCGCCCAGGGCCGAAACAAACTCGGAATACTCCAATAGAAAGCGGTTTTGGGAAACGCCCCTCAGCTTGTTGAAAAACGCGACATAATTCAGCGCCATCCGCAGATTTTCATTGCCGGTGCGGTCAGCGGTCATCAGATCGAGGCGGTACGTTGATGCGGGTTCATATTTCTCCATACCCGCGGCAAGCACGGCAAATCGACGGTCAATACACTGAGAGCATTCGCCACAATGCGGCTGGGCCTTTGTTCGCGAATGCGTTCTGGTGCAACTGCACGTCATCGGCAGTAAGTCTGACATCCCGGCGTCCTTGATCAACTGAACCACTTCCGGCTTTGTCATCCATTGCAGCGGCGTATCGATCGAGATTTCCCGTTCCAATATCAGTGAAAACAGGCGTTCCAGTCCACGGAGAACCCGGGGATGAGTCGTTCGGGTTGCGCGTCCACCGACAATGTCACCGGATACTGGCGGGTTCATGCTGACGACGCCATTTTCATAAAAGGTGAACCGGTCTTTCCCCGCCATTTGGGCAATAACCAGCCCAAGGCATGCGAACAGGAATGACCTGGTGCGCTGCGTGTGCTCCACGGTTCGCGCGCCAATGTTGGATACGCAAACGGGCACAAAAGATACCAGCCGTTGATGGCCACGTTCTTTCAATTCCTTGATCAGAATATCCTGAACACTGCGAATTTTCGTTGCTCCGGAATGGCCGACAAGCAGCAAGGATTTATTATTGCACACGATATCATTCGCTGCGCCTGCAAAGGAATCGATCCCGCCCGAGAACAGCGCCACCTCGTCCACGCTTGGTGCCGCATCGATCAGGTTAGGAAAATACTGCTCCTGGATTTCCACCGGATTTTTCGAAAGCGTGAATTCAAATGTGTAGGCATCGTCGGACAGGAACCCGAGGGTGTCGCACAATTCTTTCTGAACTTGCGCATCTGACCAGACATCGGGGCAACGAACGGGAATACTGAATTGCATATCTCGGCGCCAATCGCGACCGTAATTCGTCAGCTTCTCTGATCCCCGCGAGGCGCGTTGATCTGCGCAAAAAACATACGAGGATATTTCCAGCAGGTCAGCAAGCAAATCTGGAACATTCCCGAGCATCCCGCGAGTAATATAATCGACGCGCAGATTGACGTTCCTGGCATCGCCCTGAACATCCAGCACAATGGCATCTTTGTCGCCGGTGGTTTGACCGCCGCATTCAATCTTGAATTTTCTCACGCTGTTCCCTTTCTTGCATCGAGCTCCGCCTGCATTTTCGTGACCGTGTGGCTTGCGAACCCACGAATGGACTTCTCGGTGATTTCCTTGTTCTCGTGAAAATGGTTCTTGCCCAACCAGTCTTTTGCAAACCCCCGCATAATCAGGGCGGATTCATTGCAATGCCGGGTGATCGCGCCATTGAAATTCTCGACATCATTCAGGGATCTGGAAACCCGGTCCGGACCGACCATCCGGTGCAGATCACGGTCAACGAAGTAATGGAT